TAGATAATTCACCCCCAATTGCTATTTGAGAGTTTAATTTGTTTCTAAGTTCGACCTCTTTTTCTAAGATGTTCATTGCACCATCAAAAAGATTACCTAATCCTGTAGTGAATAAATTCTTTAATCCTTCTTTTAGAGGTTTACTACTAAAAAGTGCAGAACCAATTGCAATTGCTGCATCTGCAATTTTATCGGCCCCAATTAATTCATTGGCCGCCTCCGCACTTATCATTCCATATCCTGTTGTGAATCCCTGTGTTGATACTGCTTTTGATATAACACTTTTATTACCAGTGTCAGGTTTAGGCGTATTTTTCGAATTTGCTAAATTTGAATATGCCGCAGTTAAACTGGCACTCTCTTCGGCTGTTGGAACTCGTTTTAATTCACCTTCTAAATATTTTTGACCATCAGTGGGGTTACTAAACCTTGAAGCAATATCCGTGTAATTTATATTCGCCATATCAATAAATACTATTTAGGTGTGTTTTCAATTTCAATTAAATAATTGATATAGTACCTCCTAATATAGATAGGCATAAGGAGGATATCTCGATATGAGAACCCCCTTTTAACTAAATATAAAATTTCATCTAATTGTCCCTTACTATAGTCCGTAGAAAGGGCGAAAAAATTCTACCCCGAATCCAATTTCAACTTGGATATCTTCTCCTGACGGGGTCTTTACTGTTTTCTTTAAATCGAGTGATGGTTTATGTTCTTTAACAAATTTTCTAAAGTCTTGTGAGTCTTTAATTGGTAAATTCTGAATAAAATTATGAATTGCCATCATTTCTTTAATTCCTTTGACGGACTTAATCATCATTTCCAATTCCTTTGTCAAAACCTTAAAAGTAACATCAACCTTAGATTTTTCCATGAAAAATTTAAACTCACCATTTTCATTTGGGGTTAGTGTAAATTCTTTAAATTTTACTTCACTTAAATCTACCTTACTCGTGAATCCTTCATTTGTTTTTGGGTCTGTAACATAAACGTTAAACTCAGAACCAAACGCAGTATTTCTTAAAAAAATTAATATGGCTTGTCTGTCTTCATCAACCAAGTCATCAACACTGATATCTCTATCTAAAACTTTTCTTTTTAAAAGTTCATCTACCACAGTATTACTTTGAATAAGATTTTGTGCTGACAAAACATTTTCATCCGATGCGGTTAGATACGCAACTTTTACTGATTTTTTTTGTGTTGTATAATGAATACCTCTACTTGGTAGTTCCACTATGTCATACGCGATTGTTGGGTCTATTGCAAATTGTTCCATGAAATATAATATAATTAATAACTCACTGATTGTAAAGTTTTAAAATAAAAAAGGTATCCTTTTGAGATACCTTTCTTTGACAGATTTTTTATTTTAGTAAACTTGGATACATCTATCCATTCTTAAACCACAAGTGATAGTTGCCAATTCATCTCTTGAGTAATCCAAATCACCAAAGTTTAAGTTGGTAATGAATGTACCTTGAAGAATCCATTTTTCAACCACAACACCGGTTGGGTCTAACATTTCAATTTCAATATCTTTTTTATAACCAGCTGCATATCCCATTCGACCAGTAACAGATTCCGCGTGTAAACGGAACCATTCCATTAATGCTTGAGAAGCTGAAGGACCAATTGGGTCTTTAAATGTTACCTGCATTTCTTCCCATTCAAATCTACCAGCAACATATGTTGATGTATTCAAGAAAGGAATTGGAACTGAGTTTATTTTTGCTTTAGGTCTTGAAGCGGATGTAACATACCATTCGTTAATTCCCAAAGTTGATGGAAATCTAACGATGAATCTATTTTGTCTTTTCGGTTCGTAAGGAACCGGCATTTTCATTAATAAATCTGCCATTTTGTATTTGTTAAGTTTTTTGTTATTTTCTTTCTTATAAATATACTCAAACTAAGAAATATTTTTTTTTAATGAAAATGATTCAACTTACTTGATTTTGTGAAAAATTTTCGTTAGTTTTTTACTAGTCCCAGTATCCAGTTCCAGAATATCTCTTAACTTATTAATAAATACTAGTATATCTAGTTTTATTATAATACTGGTCTAGTATTAATATAATACTGGGCGATTTATTAAAAAATAAAAGGGTCCCATTGGGACCCCTCTATTTTATTTATTTTTTTTATTAAATATTATCGAATGATGCTCCTGTTGGAGTAATGATGAATTCAACATCAATAAATTCAAGAGAACGTGTAGGTTTCACATAAATTTTTCCTCTAAGTGTGTTTGCGTCAATATCTTCTGGATCGTTTGATACTGTTACACGGAAGTCAAATAAACCTCTTTCTTTCTTAATTGATTCAAGAATTGGGTTTACCAATCTCAAGAATTCATTTCTAACTTGTTCGTCATTTTGTTCAAACAATAATCTAACCGCAACTGCTGAAATCAACTTTCTAGCTCTCAATAATAATCTTCTTACGTTGATTCTATCAAGTGCAGACTCTCTAACCTGAAGGGTTTTATTACCCCAAATAATGGTTCCAGTATCGGAGAATGTTGCAATTGGGTTAATTCTGTTTTTGTAAAGGTCATCTCTTTCGTCAAGAGTTAACTTCTTGTATGCCTTAACAGCATTTACCAAACCTCTTGAATAACCTGCCACTGCAAACCATGGATAAGAAACGTTATCAGTTAACGCGATGTTCTTAAGAACTTCACCTGTTGGTGGAAGATACAACTGAGTTGCATTGTCACCATCTCTTACCTGAATCCAAGGCCAATAAGTTGCAGAATAGTTACTATCCAATGCTACTGAATCCAGATTATCAATTACTTCTTCCGCAGTTGTTACATTTGGAGAGTTAATTATGTAAAGTGAATCCGCTCTATCATTTTCAATCATCTCAATTGCTTGAGTAACCAATGAACTGTGGTCAAAGAAGTTAATACCTGGAGTTGCAAATACGTTAATGTCAATTGCTTCAGGGTTTGCGAATGTATTAATACCCGCTAAGTATGAGTAGTAATCAGAATTACCTGATACTGAACTGAATACTCCACTATTTGTAGTATGTCCATTTACATATGTTGGTCTACCAAAAATAAACGCGTCTCCATTAGTTCTAACATTTCTGTAGATATCCCAACCATCGAATCCTCCAAATACCGCGAAAGTAAATTTACGGGAACCGATGTTTGTTAATTGTCCTTTATCCGCACCTTCTAAGTTGTACGGAGTACACTGATATGTTGTTCCTGTAATAGCTGAAGCATTGGATGATAGGTGGAAACCAAAAGTTTCAGTTGTTGCACCTAATCCCTTATATTTCAACAAATCTCTATCAACACCAACTTGAGAAGAAAGACCTAAAGATACTTTTCTTACTTTATCTCCGTTTGATAAAATCGGTGTACCATTTACTTCATATGAAATTACATCACCTGAAGAATAGTATTCTGTTTTGTAAAGAACACTACCCAATTTACCTGATGAACCAAATACACTGTTATTTTTAAACCCTTTGAAACCAGCAGGGAATGCGTCAATTGGGTGATTATCTGCCATTGACAACATGATATATCTTGAACGTAATTCGTACTCACCATCAGATGTACCTACTTTTTTAGCTACATAACCAGGTAGGTCAGGATTCAAGTTACATCTTGTAAATTTCTCCAATACAACAAGATTTTCGTCAGTATCATTGAAGTCTCTAACTATCAAATCGAAGTCACCAGTATCCAAATCAATATTTTGAATTGTGATTTTCACTTGGAAGTTAGCTGATTCACCATCAGAAATTGTAATTACCTCAAATAAGTCTGCAACTTCACCACCTCTAACTTCAGAAACAACCATAGGTGATATTGTGGTATCCCATTGTCCTAAGAAATTATTACCATCGGTCTCAACTTCAACTGAAGTACTCAAACCTCTGATTAATCCTTTATCGAACGCAGTTTTCAACAAATTAGGGTAAGACTCGTGTACGTAAAGTGGGAATTCTGATTTAACTTTATCAAAAACATCAGTTCCTAAAACTTTAGTAATGTATTTTGTGGATGTAGTATCTAATGAACAAGTGAATGATTTAGCACCAGATGTACTACCTGTTACATTCAAAGTAAATTCACCCAATGGATTACTATCCAAATCGAAACCAGTTGTTTCAGAAATTCCTACAGTTGAACCTGTTACTTCTAAAAGAAGTGTTTGACCACTATAAGATCCTCTTGGTCTTAATGCGGCAACAACAACATTATGATAGTCAGAATTTAATTCTGCGTCGTATGCATATCTTGTTACATTGAAGACTCCTGAACTACCACTATAAACGAATAAATAACCATATACATTAGTAATAGTAGCACCACTGTTAAAAAATGTATTGTACCATTCTTTTTCATGATTAGACGTTTCGTTATCTAAACCAGTCAATGGAGATATTACTTCACTTCCAGCGGTTAATGCAGCCACGTCGTCAGCATCACATTGACCCAATACGAACCATTTACCATTATCCGCGTTGGTATATCCACTGAAATTTGATTGAATATAAGTTGTTATTGAACTACCATTGTGAGCAGTTTTACCTGAAAGTTCTCCAAAAATTGGAGAAGTGTTTGGTGTATCAGGGTCCATAGTCACACCGCTTGTTGAAACGGTATCTAAATCTACAGTAACACCACCTAATGTTTTAATACCAAAAGTTTTATTTGGTTTATAACCTGTTAAACCTAAAACTCTTGTTACGAATAATTGATTTGACTCTTCTAAATAAGATTTTGCAACATATGGTAATTCATATTTTGGATTACCTTGACCATCTTTAATTGGTGAGGAGGGACCAAAATATGTTTTGAACTCATCAAAGTTGCTAATTAAGATTGGTTCGAATGCCGGACCCTTTAGGGTTTCGCCAACTAAACCGAGTGTTGTTACACCCACACTTTGAGCCACAAATGTTAAATCCTTTTCTGAGGTGTATACACCGGGAGAAACGAAAACTCTGTTTGAACTTGCCATTGATTAATGTTTGATTAAATAATTTATTACTTTGTTTATAAATATCTTTGTTTTTATGAAAGATTATCACAATAATCACACACTGGATATTTATTTATCTAATAGTATCTTTTATTATCTTTTACATGGAAAATACCCACAAAAATGTTAAAATAAGTGAAAAACACCACGAAATGTTAAAAAACCATTGTGGTGAAAAGGGTATGAAAATTTATAAATTTTTAGAAAAGTTGATTGAGGATAACTGTAAACCTAAAAAAAAGGATTTATACGGGGAATGATTAATAAAGGTATGTCACCCCAATCACAGAACCGATACTAGGTGTACCTTGTAATGTAATTTCTTTTTGACCCGTAATTTCAAATCCTCCACCCTCATCTTCAATAAGACCGTTGATGTCTAATGTAACAACACTATCAATAAAGTTTAAAACTTCAAAGGATAATGTTGAACCATTATATGTAAAGTATTCAGTTGTTACTTGTATTGGTCTTCCATAAGTGTCAATGATAACACTATTTCTTCCTTTATAATATGTTATGGTTACAATACTACCTTCTAATGGTGGTGTTACAAATGTTATTTTAGATGTTCCAGCAACATGAAAATAATCAACATCTCTTTCCTGAATCAAACCATTTATTGCAACATTAAATAGAATACCAATAGTCTCACCAACACTGAACGCAGTTTGTAAACCATCTGCAGTGAAACTTACAATGGTAATATCAATAGTTTTATTTATGTATCTCTTTTGGTAATTGTTACTTTGAATAAATTCATTCATAAGGAACATTCTACTTAATGCCGGTTTAACCTCAAATTCATCACTATCAATTAGAATACCTAAGAGAATAAATTTATAGGTTTGAATATAAAATCTTCGATTATCCAAAGAGTCCATTGGTGTACTATCATCAATACCATCTAAAATGATTGGGATGTAATGTCCTTTAACTGTGGTGTAGGATTGTCTCGATGAGAATTTTTGTAAAATTATTTTATTAAACTTATTTAAATCTCTGAATTTTGTACACACTATAGTAACTTCATTCATAGGATATGTCAATTGCAACGGGTTGTGGCATTTTGTATACATCGGCACCCATTTGAGTACCGTTCCATGTAGGAACTGATGCATAATAGAATGTACTTCTGTCAGGTATTGTTCTTTGAACTGACGGGTTTGTACCGGGTTGTGCGTCCGGCTTTCTAATTAGTGCAATGAATGGAAGTTTTACATTACCATCATCATCACTAAAGTTCCAATTGTTCGTGAATTCCCCCCACCTTTGAATTGTCATTATCTTAGGTATAATTGGTATTGTCTCACCATCCGTAACTACTTTGAAGTTTTTCTTGATGAAATCTAACATCCCACCATCTAAGTCATCGTGTAATATTGAATCAGGTAGATATGAATCAGATTTGGTAATTCTATCTAACAACTCTTGTCTTCTCTCGGTGATTTTCTGTCCTTGATAGTACTCTTTGTTTCCGAAAACTTCTATATCGTTTTTTCTTTTTGGGACACCCATGTTATATACCTCTAAATTCTGATTCTTGAACAGGAGCACAAACTATAGTCAAATAGTGTGGTTTGTATCCGAACATTTTATGTTTACTGTCCGCTTGGATTCTACCATCGTCAACTACTTGATAGAAACGTACTTTTTCTTCACTTTCAGCATACCCAACAAAGTCACCATAAATGATTTTAACATTCAAATCGTCTAAGTGACTTAGATATATTTTAACAGTGAGATTACCGGGTTCAAGGTATCTCATTATTCCATTTTTATATGAACTATTCTTTGCCTCAGCAATTTGAACCAAACCATTTACTTCAATAGGAGGAAAGAACTTTATCTCATCCTTACCCACCTCAGCATATATTGAGTCAGTATCAGTTTTTGTTCTATCAACTCTGTATAAAACAAACTTCATGTTTAAATCTCCATGAAGATATTCCTGACCCATTTGTATGTTAATATCAAAGTCTTCTTGTGAAAAGAATTTCGATAATCTTGTGATTGGTAGTTTATTGTTCATATTCATATAAATAGTTTAATATATGATTCTTATTATTTATATTATTAAATAATGAATACTATGGTTATTCCTGAAATTGAAGCTAGAGAAATATTATACAAATACGAAGGTTACAACAATCAATTGTTAGAATGGAAGAATAAATTTGAAACAACAAAAAACTTCAAATTAACTCGACCACAAGCTGAATATGTTTTAAAGTACAAAGACACAACACCAAAAATTGCCAGAAAATACATCAATATTGTCTCAACCTTTGGTGAAAAATTAATGGATGATAAGTTATTAACCTCTCCACCTGACAAGATATGGTGTGAAAAATTATTATGTGAAAGTGAAAAGGCATTCCATATTTGGGGTAAAATTATTGATTCTGAAAAATTATCATCTTTTTGGTTACCGAAAGCCGCGGTAATTCAACCCGAGAAGAAATTGGATAGAGAAATCGACTATTCGATATATTCTTCAAGACCTCCGATGGAACATCAAAAAGAGGCGATTGAGAAACTTTTAGCGAATAACAAATACATTTTAGCTGACGATATGGGACTTGGTAAAACCACGTCAGCAGTAATTGCATCATTAGAAAGTGGTTCTCGAAAAATTCTTATAGTATGTCCGGCATCTTTGAAAATCAACTGGGAGAGGGAAATTAGAAACTATAGTGATAAAAAAATCTTGATTGTTGAGGGTCGTAAATGGGGACACACTTTTGATTACTACATCATCAACTATGACATTATAAAAAATTACCACACAACCGATAAAAGTGAGGATAGTGACGATTACAAACTATTAGTTAACACCAATTTCGATTTGGCAATCGTAGATGAAGCACATTACATTTCAAACACCACCGCCAATAGAACAAGATTATTAAATGATGTTTTGGATACCATACCAAAGGTTTGGTTATTAACCGGAACACCGATGACATCGAGACCAATTAACTATTTCAATCTTCTTAAAATAGTTGATTCACCTCTTACTTTAAATTGGCAAACATACGTTAAAAGATATTGTAAAGGATTCCAATTCAAAGTTGGAATGAGAAAGGTTTGGAATACGAGTGGTGCAAGTAATTTAGATGAATTAAGAGAGAGAACAAAGAATGTGGTGTTAAGGAGAATGAAAACCGATATTCTTGATTTACCTGAAAAAATAGTTACTCCCGTATTTCTCGAGTTAAGTAGTAAAATGTACGATGAGGAATTAGAAGAATTTGCGAGAATTAGTAAAGAAAGAAAAGAAGAAGACACCCTTACCATTACTCTTAATCGTTTAATGAAGGTTAGACAACTAATTTCTTATGAGAAAATTCCATATACCTGTGAATTAATTGATAAGTGTATTGAACAAGGTAAGAAGGTTATAGTATTAACTAACTTCACCATGACTCTTGATATGATACATGAAAAATACAAAAAAACCTCTGTTGTATTGGATGGTCGTATGTCTAAAGATAGGAGACAGGAATCAGTCGATAGATTTCAAAATGATGACAAGATAAAAGTATTCATCGGTAACATTAAGGCGGCCGGTGTTGGGATTACTTTAACCGCAGCTGAAGTCGTTATTATGAACGATTTATCATTTGTTCCTGCTGACCACTCACAGGGGGAGGATAGAGCGTATAGATATGGGCAAAAAAATAGTGTTCTCGTTTACTATCCCGTATTCGAAAACACCATTGAAAAGGTAATTTATAATATTTTACAAAAGAAAAAGGGAATTATTGACCAAGTAATGGGAGACGGAGAATTTTCCGAATCTTTTGGTAAGGACTTATTAAAGGAGATTCTTTAGTTCCTCCACCTTATTTCTTATCATTTGAAGTAAATTTTTATCTTCTAAATCGTTCAATATTAATCTTATTGTTTTAACACCATTCTCATCTGAGATTAAAAATTCATTATCACCCTCTTCCGTTCTTTCAAACATAAAAATAAATTGATTATTAAAACAAATTTGACTTAATTCAATCAATAAGTCTTCTAATTCTTCACTATCATTTTTTATATCCATCTCATGTATTATTTGTGATTTTAGTACAAAGAATTTTTGATTTCTCACTCCAATAAGAGTATCATCTTTTGAATTCTCTATTATGTAAATCTTTTTACCGGATTGTATTGAAAATAAATCAACCCCATTTCTATATATCGATTCATTATATAGTAATGATTTAGAAGTGAAATATAAACCCTCATCTTCTAATTTCGCCGATTTATGCTGTACTTTTTTTGTTTCACCATCAATCAATAATAGGTAATCAATACCCCTCATCATATCATCTTCATCTCCTCTTTCAAAACTTAAATTGTATTTAATATCAAATTTTTTTGATATGGAGTGAAGAAAAACAATTGTAGATGTGGATCCTTTAGTCCATGTAAATTGGGTAGTAAAGAACATTTTTCTAAACACCTCCGAACCTGGCCTAAAAATATCTTGTTTGTAGTTTTCTATTGCACACCTAATGAATTTCAGTGTGTTTTCTAATTTAAAAGTTGAAAATTCCATTTCAGATAAATCAACTTTCTCTTTTTTAGATATGAATTCTACGATTAGATATATTGAACTATAATTCGTATTAATTGAATTAATCCAAGACCAAACCCATTTATCTAAATGTAGATATAAAACTCCTTGTCTCGATTGATTCTTTTTTGTTGTTATAGACCCATGTTTATAGTATTTGATACCTGAATAATCAACCGTAGGAATTACTTGATTAATTGTGTTTTTTACACTATCCCTAAAAAATTTATTTCTGTTCCAAACACCCTTAAAGTTATCATGAGATATCATATTCACAAATATAAACTATTTATAGTGATATAACAAAAAAATATGTCAATAACTATAATATCACAACCAGAAAAAGAGAAATTATATACACAGGTATTCCATTTATTGGGTATGCCCGTTCGTGGAATTGAGTTAACTGAAGAACAAATGGACACTTTTATGGAGTTGTCAGTTTCAGAATATGAACAATACGTTAGTGATTGGTTAATTGAATCTCAGTGGTCTGGATTGGTGGGATTAGATGTTGACACACAATCACTAACAAGAGCATTTACCACAAGAAGTTTAGATTATGAAACTCAATATTCACATTCCTACTCCAAAATTGTTGGTTTACAGGCTGGTGGAAATTGGGAACTTAAAAAGGATTATTTCGAATTATCAGGTGGAACTCAGACATATATTATACCAGCAGGAAGAGAAATTAATGAATTATTGTGGTTCCAAAGAGCCGAATTAACTGACTCTATTGTTGACCCGTTCTTAGGGGGTTTTGGTGGATTAGGCGGTGTTGGTTTTGGTGGTGTTGGTGGTTTCGCTCAAATGGGTACCTCGGGTTCCTATTTTATGTTACCAGCACACGATTTGTTATTAAGAATGCAAGACAGAAACCTCAAAAATCGACTAATCGGAGGAGATGTGACATATAGAATTACTGCGGGTCCAAACGGAACTAAAGTGGTTCACTTATATAATGTTCCGGGAGGTAAATTTGATTTTTCTAATTTAAGAAACAATTTCCGAGTATGGTATTGGTATTATGATACCATGGATAGAGATACGTGTTTAGAACAAAATTCAGATGTTGTTAAATTACCTTCTGATATTGATGTCACACCTCTTACTTGGGACGCACTAAATAAACCAGCACAAAACTGGGTTAGAAAGTACCTCATTGCATATTCAAAAGAGGGTTTAGCAAGAATTTGGGGTAAATTTTCAGGTGACTTACAAGTTCCCGATTCAACTGTTAAATTAGATTATTCATCCTTACTAACTGAAGCAAAGGATGAAAGATTGAAATTGGTTGAAGAATTAATGCAAAGGCTCGAAAGACTTCGTCCTGAAAAGGTTTTGGAAAGAAAAGGATTAGAGGCAGAAAACCTTAACAAGGCATTGAAATTCAGACCAATGGTTTCACCATTTAATGTGATTTAAGATTCAACTGCGTGATACGCAAAGTCGTTTCCGTTATTTTGAATGATTTCATCTTCATTACTCTTAATACTATCTGCCTGTAGTTTTACCACCTTTCTATTGTGGTCAACCCAATACTGGTCAACAAGTGAAAGACTATCCTCAACATACATGAAAAAGGGATCTTTGCTCACCCTATTCCAAAATATCACCTCACTATCCGATAGTGTCATTACCTCATCGAATTTATCTTGACCATCGTCCTTCAAAGGATAACCACTTACCAACTCACATTGTAGTTTTGTGAAATATTGTCTGTCCTTTGGGTCTTCGATTAAAATGTCTTCACGAATTTCGGGTTTGAATACACACAATAACGGTTCAATCCTTTTATTAAACATGGATAGATATCTTGGTACATTATAGTCACCCGTCATATTTGGATTGTTTTGGATTTCCTTTTCGGGTATCATGTAACAATTCACTTCGATATAATCAAGAGGCATCGGATACCCGTGTTTTTGAGTAAACTCCTCTTGTTGTTTTTTTGTCGGTTTTGTTATTTTTTGAACATCTCCTGATGTTTTCTTAGTACCATTATTGACATAGTAAATCGTTTCACCAAGACCCGCGGAATAATCATTCATCATCACAAGTTCCATATGTGCCTGTCTTGACATAAATGAACCCGATTTGGTTGTCTTCATAATGTATTTTCGATAATCCCCAACAGATTGTTTTACCCTCGATTTGTTAGCAATTTTTGATAGAGGTATTTCCTTGTTGAATATTTTTTCTACTTGTTCATAATAAGCCTCGACGAACAACAATCCATCACCATTTAATAAATGTTTTAAACCCACATCCAAAAACTCCACAACGTATTGTTGTAGTTTTTTTGATTTAATGGTGTTACCGGTCAATTTAATTTTCTCTTTACCTTTCTTCATCATTTTGATGATATAGTTTTTACGAGAAACATTAATACAGGCCGGAGCAACGTAGTCAATATCTAATCCCATTTCATTTCTCATGAAGATGTCATTAAATTCTGCGGTGTCAGCCTCAATACCACGATACTCTTTACCCTCAATTACCAATTCATTCAAACCCTTACCGATATATACGGTATCGTTAATATCTTCAGGTGTCTCAAAGTTAACACCATCCGTATCCATTACGAGAGGTTTATATCCTTTCTTTTGGAAGAACATAATCATCATACGTAAACATTGACGACCGACACATGTAATAGTTTCACCCATATTCATATCACCCCATGGGAATACTTGTGGTGCGGATAATGAACCGAAATATGCGTTGATGAAAATCTTAATCGGTAATTGTTTACGGTCATACATTTCAGCCTGAACGGGGTCCTTATCTTTCAATTCACCAGCGAGATGTTTGTATTTGATACGAATGTTACGGAAATACTTTAACATCGATTTCTGTACACCCATAACATCACATTCAGGAAACACATCATACACAAGTTGAATAGATGGGTAAAGTGATGAGTAGTCAAACTTAACAATGTTCTTTGAGAAACCGACATTTAATAAACGAGATAAACCTCCCGTAATTGCACGTTTTTCATCTTTTTCAGGAACTGCCAATTTGTTC